AAGAGCCTCGCTAACAACGCCGTTGCCATAATTCGCTTGGCCTGTCGAATAAGACGGATTCCAATATGTTATCTTTTCTTTTAATTTAAACATAAAAAAAATCCTATGAAAAGCTTATAGTCGCTCTTTGTTTTTCAACAATTGCCAAGCATCCACAAGTGATATTATTTGCAGCGTTCCAATATTTTTGCGCTTGGTCTGGGTCAAATTTAACTTTGTATTGTTCGAATTGTTCTTCGGTTTTGCTTGCGTCCGTGTCGGCTCTGCCCGATGCCAAAAGATAGCAAGCATAAAAATTACTAAATGCGTTTAATTCGCCTTGAGTTAGGCTAGGATCACAAAGGGCAATCCTATCCATTTTGCTATCCGCAACAGTGATAAAAACTTGCATATCTGTAAACAATAAATCAGTGCCCGATATTTTTTGAATCTCTGCTGCTGTCGCGCCCATTACTTGGCACCTTTCCTTTTTGTCACAACTCTTTGAGGCGTTACTTTACCTAGCATGGCTTGCGCCTGTGCTTCGGTTAATTCAACCTCTGTACCAATTAGACAATCTCTATCATTCCAAGTGACATTAGGCTGTGTGATTACATAAGTATTTTTTTGCATTTTTAAAATCCTTATGCTGGCACGCCGTGAACAATACCCGTTGTATTGTTTCGATCACTTTTGATTGCCGCCTGCATTGCTGCATAGGTTGTGAAAACTTGGTTTTCAGTCGGCGCATTGCGACTGTGAGGAACCGTGATAATATCAGATGCCATACCTAGTTCAACTGTTTCTTCTGACATTTGAACAAGCAAAACATTACCGTCTGCCAAGTATTCGCCAACTTTGACATCACGAATAGCACTATAAGACTTGATACGCTCTAAGAAAGTTTTTTCACCCTTCTGCGTGCTATAATCTCCATCAAGGACATTCCAGATATTTGGTGCAACATACATCACCATACTGTCAACCTCTTCAACTTTACAATCAAGAAAAGCCTTTTTAAGCATAGCTTGCACATTTGTCAAAATATTGCCTAAATTTGCAGTATTTGACCAGTCCGAAATTGACTGAATCGCTCGATCTGGATGTGTTGTGTACCCGTGAACCTGTGATTGAGAGCCGTTTACAGTAACAACAATATTGCCATTGCCTGCGAACAAAGTACGCTCAAGACGTTCTGCAACTGCGCGGACCGAGGCGGTTAACCCAAGAGCGTTTTTATAGCTAAAGCCTTGCTGGCGCCAAGGGATTGTAAAGCCACTGTGTGTAATTGGCAACGGCGTATAGTCTAATCCAAAATTAGTGTTGTTATTTTGCAACGCTGTAGGATTCATTGACTGCTCGGCTTCCGGAAAGTCGTTTACATTCTCAAAGCCCATTAATTGGGTACCAATGTCAAAAGGGCGTGTTAAGCCTTCATCCATAAGATCAAGAATGCCGTTTAAACGACGCTTACGAACGGCTGTGACTTTTTCAGAAATTTGAAGCTCGTCCTCATGGCGCAATGTGCCAGCCGAATTTACTACCATTCCAGCGTCATCGTGCTTGTCCATCAAACAGTTAGCCCAAAGATTTTCACTGTTATAAATCATGGCTGAATGCGCATCAAATTCGGCACTTCCGTGATATGTTACTTTTGCGTTTTTCATCTTATAAAATCTCCAATTTAATCCGAACGGAAGCAGAACCGCCGCTATTGTCTACGGCCTCTAAAGCCTGTGCAAAAACTTTGTTATCATCTGGGGCCGCTGCTGATTCTTGCACTGTACCGTCACCGTGTGAAGCAATAAAAGCATTCTTAGCAATTGCACCAGTGCCAGCCGACACAAGAGCATAAACGATCATACCCGTGCGCATGGCTTGAAAGCGTACCGTGTCGCCTGCTGCATATGTTGAATCAACACCGCCGCCGATAGCTAAATTTTCCAAAGCAAACAACTTGCTTGCTGTTCCGTTAGCTGTTGAATGTGCGCGTACATTGTCGCCATTGCGCTCAACCAGCATGCCAGCAGTGATTGCACCGCCTGCCTTGGCTTCTTTTACGGTCTGCGAGTTCGTCGCATCATCCGCAGCATAAATTACAATTGTGTTGTGTGACATCTAAGACACTCCTTCTTGTCTGTTTTCTGTAATTTGACCATAGCCAGCGCCTTGCTTAATATGTGTATCATTCAAATCACGGTCTTTTGATTGGTTGGCTCGCAAAGAATTATCAACTGTTTTTTCTTTTAGCAAATCACCAGCCAAAGCTGCAATAGTCTTATCGTCCAAACCATTTACAACAATTTCTGTCATGCCAGCTTCATCAATCAAAGCCTTGCGCTTGTTCTCAATTTCGCGTTTTTGAGATGCAACAAAGCCCTCAATTGCTTCACGGTTATTTTTTACAAATTCGATTGTATCATCATCCGCTTGATTTTGTGCGCTTACTTTTAACCCTGCTTTTTTCACAAGATTGATAGCTTTCTGCAACTCATCGTCTTTTGTGTCTTTTGTGTCTTTTGTGTCTTTTTCCATATTTAAAGAGTCCACATATTTAATGGTGATTTCACCAGTTTTACTATTAAAGTCAATTTGCTTTTTGACTTCGGCTTGATTGCTGATTGTTATTGTATCACCATCAGCGCGGAAATTGCTTTTATAAAATAAATCGCTTTTTCCATTTTCTTCAACTGAATAAATCACTTGATTTTCATCAGCCAAAAAATTATCTATATTTATAACACAATTTTGATATTGCCCCAATAACTTATTGACAATCATGCCTTTAAGACTGGGCTTGCGCTTTTCGTTAATATTCCATTCTTCACCGTTCACAACTAAAACAGTCCCTACATGTTCGCCTGCGGCTGGCTCATTAGCTGGCAAGACTGCGACATGATCAAAATCAAAATCACTTCCTATTGCATTATATTTTTTACCATCCGCACCAACACCGTTGGATTGTTTAATTCTTAACTTTAAGCCCGTGCTGACTTGAATTTTTTCGTTGTTATTCAGCCTTTTCAAAAGCTCTTTACCGTTCGCGCTTTGTTCTGCTGTCTCAACATTTAAGCAAAATTCACAATTAACCGCCTTGTTTTTTTTTGACGGCTTGCGAATATAAGCGCCCACATTAAAGGCATTGATTGCTCTGGGCTTTGAAGCCGACACTTTTTCACCATCAATAGACGGATGACCGTAGGGCGCGGGCAAATCATCAAGCTGATTAAAACTAGATTCGACTTCACTATCGGGGTATAAAATTCTATTCATAACGGTGTCACCAACAATCGGTGTCATATTTGTCACAATATGTTGCACGCCGTCTATTTTTTCCGTTTTAAACTTACCAGCCGTGACTGAATTAATTGTGATTTTTTCCATTTTTAAAACTCCTGTTGCCTTTATATCACATATTTTTTTATAATACCAACTTTAAACCTTGCTTTCTCGCTTGTGAACGCTCCCGCCTAGCCTCTGGGCTATCTAACTTTTTAAAATACGGCACAACTTTACATCTACAATTAGGCTCACCAAGTAGCGTCCTTGCTCTTTTTGTGCTGTATATTTTTCTGTTTCTGTATGCGTGGCTTGTTCTTACACGCTCATCACCTTTTGTTATCCATTCAACTTTAGCAGGCACGTTTATTTTTTTAGCCATCAATTCTGTTTCAGTTATTTTTGCAAGATTAAACGCTAAAACAGTCTCAGTATTTGCAATCAATTTTGATCTCGACAAGCCTATTTTATCAACTCTATCATTAATCAGTTTTGCAATCTCTGTTGTACTTTTTTCTGTTTGCATACCATCAAATAAAATTCTTGATATTTGTTTTTGCAGCTCACCCGTCACGCCTTGTAATGCTGAAAAATTCTTTGAATAACTCATTCTTGCGACATCTGAATAAATAGGCTGATTAATAAAATTGAATCCTTGTGAAAAAGGCTGCGTCATTTCTGATACTGTGCTATCGAATCTTAAAAGTAAAAGTAAGGCTGTTACTTCGGCTTGTCTTTGTATCTCTTGCTTTGCTTTTTGAACGCCTTTCTCATATGCTTGTGATATATAAACATTCTGCCACATTAAATTTGGATTAGTAACATTATCAAAAATAATCAAATCAATCTGTTGCTGCAGCCATGCCAAAAATTCTTTTACTTTTTCGGGGTCACTGTCAAATTGATAAACGCTATTAATCGCAAGCGACTTGTCACTGTCTAATAAAAATCTGTTTATTCGACCTTTTAACTTTCTAAAACGCTTTCTAAATTGACTAATCCACTTTTTACGGATTGCCGCCGTTTTTGTGGGGTCTTTTAAATTTAGCCTTCCTGCAATGTCGTGATCAATAATCAACTAAATCGCCCCCATCATCATCATCATCAGAAAATTTTGCAAAATCAATGTCCATGTCGATAATGTCTGAAATTACTTTTTTTGGGTCATTAACTTCCATTCCATTAATGGGATTCAAGGCATCTGCTATAGTTTTAAACGCTGTGGCGTTATTCTTTCTAACTTCTGACTTTTCTTTTTCGCTTGCCGCTTCAGTCAAAGGCCATTTAATATCACAGTTTTCTGGCAAGTTTATAATTCTTGAATCGTGCAATATTTTAAACACGCTGTAAAGCCATTGCTCACATACATCTTCACGCCGTTCAGCGATAAGCGTGTTATAACTTGCTTTATCTTCACTTCCCGCCAACTGACCCGCGCCCTTGCCTAGCAATATTCTGATAGGAATGCCAGTCTCACCAGATATCAATTCTATAGCAATATCAAAAGTATCTCGCGGGCTGTTATGGCTCACATCTAGCCTATTCGCCTTGATTCCGTTCAATCTCATAAAGCCTTGCATGTTGTTAATAAAGGCTTCTGTCTGATCATCAAGTTCCTGTTTTGCTTGCGCGTCTAAATTCATCGCATATTCTGGACTTGTTTCTAAACTGTATTTACCATCGGCATTCCTAAAAAATGCTTCACTTGACCCGCCGACTGACTTATTCAAATCAACAAAGCGATTATAAACTGACTCCAAGGCGCTGGATCCCTCAATATCGCTATCAAGTGCGCCCTCCGACATGTGAATAACTCGGCTATGATGCACCAGCATGTTCTTTGTACTGACATCTTTTTCTTTATCCCCTCTACTCATAATTTGTAGCTGATAAAGTTCTGGCAATCCACATCTAGGGCTTGCGGGGTCATTGTCCCATTTTCTAACTGTCACGCCATCATATGCGTATGGCTGAAAATAAAGATTGTTGATACTGTTAGAATTGGACAAACCCAAAGGCTCGGACGGGTCTAATCCATCTGGGATGCCTACATATAAAACGCTAAACTTACCTATGCGATTCAGCGTGTCAGCCCTCATCAATTTATTAAAAATGCCTAGCCTTTTAAGCTTTTTTATTTCATCCTGCAAAACTTCTTTACCCTCAATTTCAAGACTTGCGCCTTGCCGCCAACAAGAACGAGCAACGCCTTGAGTTATGCGTTTAGCAATATCAGCGCGCTTGTGTAACCAATAATATTGATTAAAGTTTATCTGTTGCGGGTATCCGTAAACGTCATAATAATTCCTTTTACCGTCGGGCGACATGCCCAAGCCCGTCATATTCCCGAACATTTTTCGTAATGTGGATACACTCATCTAAAAAACTCCAACTTTTATTTGCATATTTTGTAACATATCTTGGATAGCATACATAGTACAATCGACTTGATCATCAAAATCATGCGAATCATCCGCGCTGAATTTTGCAAATTCTGCAACATAATCATTAAGCCATGCGCCTCGTTTTGGAATAAATATTCTTTCACTCTCAATCATAGGCGCGGCATCCATTGCCCGCGATAGCTTATCCCTTGAATTAGGGGAAAGCGGCAAAACAGGAACAGGCAAGGGCAGTTCACCCGTGTGTTTATTGCCTCTCGACAAGTCTTGAATTAAACCCGTTCCGCTTGATTTGTCCTCAATTTTAACATGCCTTAACTTGCTATAAGTCGCGCTTGGATTGTTGAATTTTTCTACAAAATGTCGCAAATTTGTTTTTAAATCAGGGGCGGTAAATTTATCTCTTACTTGATCTATTAAATACATTGAACCGCTTTTATAGCCCCATGCCTGAAATACGCTGTAGTCATTCCACTGATTAGTCTTTTGTGCAGTGTCGGCATATATCCCAACGTATTCAAACACTGGCATATGATCTGGGTCAAAATATTGAAATTTTTCGCTGTCGAATACCGCGCCCTCAACTAATAGCGGCCTTTGGTCGTATTGCGCGGCATATGTGAATTTATTAGTCTTTAATACTTTTATTTGGTCTATATTGTGCTTTTCAGGCCATAGCGGACCATCTGGCAATTCGTGCTTAACTTGTATGCCGTGCGTCCAATCACGGGGGTAAGACCTTTTATTATCAACTAGAACGGGCAATTCAAGATGATGCCACTTTTCACCGCTGCCACCGCGTAAAAGATAACCGCTTAAATCGTTATCATGGATCCGTTGCATAATTACAA